TCGTCTTCCACCGGAGGCTTTTTCTTCTTCGGAACCGGCACTTCGTCCTCGTCGTCGTCCTCGTCGTCTTCCACCGGAGGCTTTTTCTTCTTCGGAACCGGCACTTCGTCCTCGTCGTCGTCCTCGTCGTCTTCCACCGGAGGCTTTTTCTTCTTCGGAACCGGCACTTCGTCCTCGTCGTCGTCCTCTACATCTACGGGTGGAGCTTTCTTTTTCTTCGGTGGAGGTGCATCGTCCTCGTCACCGTCCTCGTCGTCTTCCACCGGAGGCTTTTTCTTCTTCGGTGGAGGTGCATCGTCCTCGTCACCGTCCTCGTCGTCTTCCACCGGAGGCTTTTTCTTCTTCGGTGGAGGTGCGTCGTCCTCGTCACCGTCCTCGTCGTCGGCTCCATCCTCATCTTTCTGTAAGAAAATGGCCTTCAGTTTTTCCGTGGAAAGAATAATGGGCATGTTGTCTAAACATGGAGCCGATTCTACCAAATCAGGGTCCAATGCTTTAGAGCGCAACTTGAATTGGATGTCCACCACCTCACAAAACGTATTGCCACCCAGCGATTTTTCCTCCGCGGTGATCTTAAGGGTACAACCATCGTCTGGATTGGCAAACCGTTTGAACTGCTTTTCGTCCTCATCCAAATTCCGCAACCGCGTGTCCAGCAACTTGCCGAACAAGTGGAACGAAACATCCCAAAGCTGAATACCTTTATCCGGTTCAGCATAGTTGTAGATCAAAAACAACTGCCGCTCTTTGGGACTCAGTGACTTGATCAACTCCTCATCTGCATTAGGGTCGTCTGCCAAAGACGCCCGATAACTGCAAATAGGGCACGTCTTGCCAGCCGTTTTTCGCGGACAGACGTAAGCATCCTTGTTCGCCCCAATATCCCGGTGAACGAAGAAGGTTCGTTCGTAGTAAAGCTGTCCAGGCTTACAAAAGGGATTTCCCTCACCAGTCGTAAATGGGATGATGTCGAAACGGTAGGTTCCCGGTCGTTTCAATTGAAACAAACCAAGCCCTTCCGGAATTTTCAACGTAGTGCGGTCGAACCCCGTTTTATGGTTCCGTAGCCGACCCTCCACATTTACTTCGCGCCGTTGTTCTCGACGCTCCCTGTCCGTTTTACTCATTTACATTCTCCTTTTCAAAGTAACGGATAGACTGCAATACGCCAAAAGTGACTATTTTCGCCGCGTAAAACAGCCAAAACAACGATCCAAAAAAGACCACCAAGAAACACAAGATCCAACACAAGACCCACAACACACCCGCAACCCACTCCATAGGTCACTCCCGTTCTGTTTTTGTGACCGAATTTCTTACACTCCTTTTCACAATATCCTCTCCTACAGATTTATCCATCTTCGTCACCGGAGTGGCAAAATAATGCTGACCGTGGAGGTTCACCAGATTCTCCAATGACCGCTTGCGATGGTCCAATGCCGTTACAGCCGCTTGTAACACATTGACCCGAAACTTTAGATCCACAACAACTTCTTTCACCTTACGAAATTTCGCATGAGCCTCCACCGCTTGCTCTACCGCTTTTTCCGTAATCTTGGCCAAACCAAAGTCTTCCGGTTCCGCTCGTATCATAGAGTCTAGCTTTGCCCGAACCACCCCCACATTGGCTTCGGCCTCATCCAATAACTTCCGAGCTTCCGCTAACTGCTTGGCATACCGGAAAAAAAGTTTCGGTTGATTTTTCCACTCTTGATCCAAAGCATACTCATCCACTTCCAAAATGGATTCAATGTCTTCGTCAGCCATAAATAAACCTCCACCACCATAATCGGAATGGATTAACCACCATGACCAAGTACATCAGAACAAGACAAAATTAGTCCAGCTTTTTTTGTATCATAGTAGTTGTCTCGGAAACAATTCATAACAAAAAGTGCTCGCTTTACCATCGCTGGAGTCTTGTTGGCAAGAACAATAGAAGAACAGTAACCAAGCACCATCCACCGAATACTTTCTGGATCTTCGGTAACCTCTTTAAGAAGCTTCGCCACATCAGTCCAAGTAACCCTTGGATTAAACAATGCTCTAGCCAACTGAATAGCTTGAGCCTTGGCGTCCACGGACTGAAGCATTTGGAGCTGTTCCGTAGAATTAGGCAGCTCCAAAACCTGTCCTAACAAAACCAATAACTTTCTTGCGGACCCCTCCGCCGTTTCTACCAACCGATCCACCACGTCTTCTTCTAACTGGGCTTCCTCCCTTTGCAATACCTTAGCCACTAATTCTTTTGCTTTAGTGGGTGTGAGAGCCTTTACCGCCACCACGGTTGCCCGTGTCTTAATCGTGGCGATCAACTTATCTGGATCTGTCGTCGCCATGAAGAAATAGACGTGTTTTGGGGTATCCTCCAACATTTTCAACAAAGCATTTTGAGCATCCCCGGTGAGCTTGTGGGCTTCGTCAATGAGCCAAATGCGGCAGGAGCCACCCAAAGGGGACAGACCCATACGTCCCCGAATTTCTCTCACCATATCAATGCCACGGAAATCCGCGCAATTGATTTCCACAAAATCTGTATCTGCACACTCCAACTTATTTTTTAGAATCCTGGCAAGAGTAGTCTTCCCACACCCCGATGGACCCGTGAATAACAAAAAATGTGGGAGTTTGCCCTTGGTCAAATAACCGTTCAACATCGCAACGGCTTGTTCCTGACCCAGTACAGATTTGAAAACCCCTGGTCGATATTTCTTGTAAAGCTCTTCCATTCAAAAATCCTTAAAGTGCAAACTTGTAAATGTCATCCACTTTCTTTTTGTCGTGCCAAGAACCACCTACGGGGGTCACCTCCGCCTCAATCTTAAGGTTTACAATAATCCATTTCCAATGCTCCATTAACCGATCCACCATGATCTCTTTGGCCAAAATCAAATAGTCTTGGACACAACTCACATGCACATCGGCCAAAATACTGTCATGGATTTGACCTACCAACAAAGCGTCCATCTTCCGCCGGCGAAGCTGACGAGAAATTTGAATAAAGGACCAAAGAAGACAATGGAAAGCAGACCCTTGAATCGGGTAATTGATCACGTCATTTCGCCCGTAAATTCCATCAATACGAAATCCAGTTAAGGTATTAAATCCCCCATTTTTCAAGTAACTCTCAAACCAATCTTCCCGCCACCTTCCATATACCTGAAAACGCCGACCCCAAAAATCGTCTTCCACATCTTTCAAATGATCCATGAAAGTTCCCGGTTCTGGCTTGTAATCAGACACAGAACCCAACTTCGTAACTCCCTTAGCCGCTAAATGATCTTTAACCCGCGTCCCATCTTCCAAAGTCAAAGACATGGAATCCAAAGCATTCCACAAATTAACAGCACACTGGGCATAGTAACTCCCATAAAATTCTGGAAAGACGAACATATTCTTCCCACAATAACGAAGCTGCTTAGTGACCTGTTTTGGCTTCAGCTTGTAACATTGAGCCGCCATATCCCGGTGCATATCTTTTCCGGGATTTTCAATGTACTGAATCATCGTGGGGTCTTTGTGGTAACAAGCCGCCACCAAAACCTCTACACCAGAATAATCCAATTCCACCAACACCCGATCTTTCCCACGAGGAATAAAACAAGAACGAATGTACGCCCCAACTTCTTGATCCCGAATCGGAATGTTTTGGAAATTGATACTGTCACTAGAACTGCGGTAAGTTCTAGCTATGTGGAGATTGAAAAAAGAGTGGAGGTAGCCGTCGCACACCTCCCGCTGCAACCCCAAAAGAAAAGTACCATGAAGTTTTTTCCACCTCTCTATTTCCAGAAACATTTTGCAAAAGGGGTGATCAATATTAGCAAGAGTGGCCTCGTCCAAAATGTAACGATTCGTGTCATGGTTCTGCTCCCCCTTAAATCCCAACTCCTTAAACAAAATTCTAGCCAACTGAGGACGACTCCCCATGTTGGCCTTTCCCCCGTAAATCTTTAACCACAATCGCCAAACGTCTGTCTGCCGTATCTGGGCGGTCAGCTGTTTAACACGGCCTTCCACCTCTTGGATGTTAGCCGTCAGACGTTCCACATCTACACAAATCCCATTTGCCTCCATACCAGAAAACTCTACCAACCCATCACGCAAAAGCTGGTAAGCCTCAAAAGTAACTGGTTTCATAGCCAATCTTTCATGGAAATACCAAATTGAACCATTTGCTTTTCAGCAACACGGTACTCCAACAAAGAGTCCAATCCATTGTAAAGCAAAAGATCATGGAGGTTCACTTGCTCTAAAATCTGATTTGTGCGCAAGTTAGAATTATTGGAAGACAGAAACTTGGAAATGTGATCATCGTAACTCTCCGCTCCCAACAATACAAAAGATTGGAACTTTAACCCACAAATTCCAGGTCTGTTATCTAATGCGTGTGCTGCAGTCATCGTACACCACGCCCAATTCTTAACGGGCTTGCCAAACTCCATTCTGGACCAACGATCCTCCATTTTGAGATTACTGGCGATCTTAGGCATAGAAGAACGAATTAACCGTCCCATCGCCGGCACAGCAGCACCACGCCAAGGAAATGCTATGGTTTTCTTCCCATTCCAACATACGGAACAAGACAAAATTTCAGCATCAAACCAATCTGGCTTGAGCATAGTGGTCTCGTAATCAAATGCCACAACACCACCACGCTCTACCATCTTGTCCAAAATTCTAGCCGCCTCATCCGTATCTAAAACGAGTTCAACCTCCTTAATTTCGTTTGGTATCTCGTCATATGGACGACCAGATAATTGAAGGGCTGATTCCAAATGCCGACGAAACCACAAATTAGGAACCGGATCTTTTTTACGGGACTCTAGAGTGCGTAAAACATAATTCGGATCATATGTGGGGCAAATCCAACAATTCCATTTCCGACACGGAATTTGAAATCCAGTCCAACGGCTCAAAATACCAACATCCTCTTTCCAAATCGATCCAATGATACTCTGAACCGCTTCGTAACCCAACAAAAGGATGACTTGTGGCCGCAACTGCTCAATAGTGCGTATTAAATTTGGACGGCAATAACCAATCCTGTCTGAAATGGAAACTTCGACATTCCCCTCATTTTGTTTTTTAGACAAATGACAAATGAGGGCGTTGTCATACCAGTAATCTTCCTCAGGATCACCACCCAAAGATCTCAAAGTTCGTTTAAGAAACTTACCAGTCCGTCCTACAAAATGAGTCCCTTCTAAATCCTCCTCTTTCCCTGGAAAGTCGCCCACAATTAAAATTCTTCGGCGCCCATTACCACTAAAAGACATCTTTGGGGATTTGCAGCCCTTGTAAAGACCACAAGCCCCACAAAGCGGAATTGTGGGGCTTGGTTTCTTACTTTGGGCCAGTGTAGAACCGGAAAAAAAGCCTTTCATTCTACAACAGCCTCTTCAGCTGGTTCCGTTTCTTTCTCTGCCGCAGGAGCACCAAGACACGTAACGTAGGTGAAACCTTTTCCTTCCACCTTCAAACGCTCCTGGGAAATCTCGCATTCGTTATACCGCTGTGTGATCTCAGACAACAATTGGGGTGACACCAAAAAAAGAATAGGCTCACCGTCATACTGGATCTTCTTGGTCTCCGTGTACCAACCAGAAATGCCTTGCCCACGAATCCGCAACTTACCCGGACGCAACTCAATAGTTACTTGATTGGCGTCCACATTTTCTGCAGAAAAAACACTGGCCTTTTCGGCAGCTTCCACCAATCCCTTGGGTAAGGTCGTCTTAATACCACGACATTTCAACAACTTGGAAAGATCTGGGAACTCCTCGATGTAACGCCTACAAGAAAGAATCAATCCAGACGAAGAACGAAAATGCAACCAAGACTTGGTTTCGGAAAACTCAATCATCCCCAAAGAAGTGATGTGCTTAACACTGGAGCCGCGCACCAAAAATTCCTCCCTGACATTAGTCGTGAGAGCATATCGGCACAATTGCGTGTTATCGCAGGCTTCCAAATAATCGGGATGGACATGAACGCATGTCATAGAAAAGAAAGATTCGTCTTTTCCAACGCAAGTCTGGACAATTCCAATTGCCTCCAAAAACTCCGCCGGCAAAGGCTTCCACTTTTTAGGCAACTCTACAGAATCAATAGGGAGTAAGAAATCAGACTCCCGACGAATCCCAAGAGTGCGACGCTTTCCAAACAACTGGATCTCCCCTTCCGCTTCCACCACCTCCAGTTCTTCATCCGGTAGTTTGCGCAGAATAGCCAAAAAAGGAGCAGCCTGAATTGCACCTTCCAATGGAAGGTTACACTCATGACTGCAAGCAATTTCCTCGTTAAACGTAAAAACCATTCCACCACGGAAACAAAAACAACTGCTCTGCTCCACAATCTCCCGAGTGGACAGGCCGGGCTGGACCGATTCCAATTGCTGCAACAACAGCTCACGATTTACCTTTACCACGAACATTCCCTTTCTTCTTCAAGTAGTTTTCTTTCCGCTTGTCCTTGATCATCTTAAAACGCTTGGTCAATTTTCCAGATTGGTACATTGGCCAAAACGTCAACATCAGAGTGCATTCGTTTCTCAAAGCTATTTCTGGCTGAGACCAATGACTCCCATCCCCTGAATAGTAAAGGATCATATGAGACCGAACCCCTTAATGGAAACCCGGTTCTTCAAATGGAATGGAAATGGATAAGCCGGCATCGATTCCACCATTCGTTGGTAAAACATCAGATTTGCATACCGCCTTTCCACGTGTCTCGTCACCACACCATATTCCAAAACTTCGTAAGTGCCATCGGGATTCCACTTCCACTTCCCAAGACCAACTCCAATATCAGACAACCACTTACGAACGATAGCTTTCTCTCCGGAGGATAACGTGAAATAATGATAGCCACGTTCCCTTCGCTTGGGTGAATCAATGCTCACACCCAAGATATAAGGCTGTTCCGTAAAGACAAACTCACCCCGGCGCTGGTGAGGGACAGAAATGCCACCAAAAGCCCCAATCTTTGTCCAACTGGTGCTGTCCACCGAATACCAAGGGTACCGCAACAACAACTCGTAAGACGTCACACCAAAGCCATGAATACGGACTCGGGGACAACGAGAGGGGTTGTCACACAAAAAATCAAAGCAACGATCCAACCACCCACGGCAATGTTCTTGAGTAAGACTTCCAACCAATCCACCAAGAGCAATAAAATCGTAACCCTCGTCCACATAACGCTTCAACCAATCCAAAGAAGTGCGATAATGGACAACAGGAACCGGATTCAACCCGTGAGTCTGTTCTAAATACTTTTGATTGCGATACGTGAGTTCTGGATTTGGAATGGCGTCCACATTGGCATAGTGGTCTATGGCATAGTGGAACTTTTGAACAAAAGCGGCATAGCTGTCAAGGTACTCATAAAAGTCAGGAGTGTCGTAATACGCCCACTGATCTGTTTTATTTTCCTTGGCATACTCTGCCGCTTTAGTCCAAATAGTGAAAGCCCCACTATCTAAAAAATGGGACTTTACACAACCACACTCCCAATCCTCATTAGGATCAGGCAAATTCAATTTCTCACGAACCATTTCAGTCCTGCCTGCGAATGAGGGACAGAAACTCGTTACGTGCCTCCGGTTTCTCCCGAAATGCTCCAGTCATGCTCGAGGTCACCATAACGGAAGATTGCTTAGAGACGCCCCGTGCCACCATGCACAAATGAACTCCCTCTAGCACGCAAGCGGCCCCCAACGGATGGAGGTACTTGTCCAGGGCTTCAGTAACCTGCTGGCAAATTCGTTCCTGAACTTGTAAGCGCCGACAATAGATTTCCAAAATACGAGCCAACTTGGAAACCCCGATCACTTTGCCATTTGGGATATACGCGATGTGAGCCTTACCATGAAACGGCAGCATATGATGCTCACAACAGGAAATAAATTCCACATTGCGCAATACCACCATTTCATCACATGGTTCTTCAAAAACAGTAATAACATCTCCAGGATTCCGTTTGTAGCCGGCAAACAATTCATCCCACGAACGTACCACTCGATCCGGAGTCTTAAGCAATCCATCCCGATTGCAATCTTCCCCAAGGTACTGAAGAATACGACGCACATTATCTTGGGGACCGTCCTGTTTTTGCTGT